CCGGAGGCGGCGAGCTCGCGCTCGGGCCGTCGTCGGTGTCGCCTGGCGATGGCAACGGCGGCACCATCACGACGCCGCCCGAGGGCGGCACCGGCACACTGCCCGGTTGCGGCGACGGCAGCGGGGGCTTGACGGGCGGCGGAGTCGAGGTGGAAGCGTTCGCGTCTTTCTCACCGGCCACCATCAGCGCGACGACTGCGCCGCCGGCGACGAGAACTCCGAGAGCAATTTTAGCACCGCGTTGCATGGTTACGCTCCAAGTAGGATCGAGGGGTCTTCAATGGTTCCGTTGGGCAGTCTGACGCGCACGTGCACTCCGTTGCCGAGCCACTCAGCGTTACAAGCGGCCTTGATCTGGCCGGCGCAGTACAGTTCCCACAGGCGGTAAATCACGAGATCGTCGCAGTCTCCCCAGCCGCGTTGAAACGTGACGTTCGGGAGTGCCCAATCCTCGTAGCCAGAGCCATGCCCCGGCTCTTGTCGAAACTTGATGCCGCTCTCATACAGCGGCGGGAGTTGCCACGACCGAGCGAGCGGAACGCAGCCCCGGGCGATGCCTTCGATCGTGCACTTCGCAAAGTGCGCGACCAGGCCGCCCGAGAGCCCGCCCCGCAGCTCGGTCGAGATGATCAACGACGGACCGCTGCGCCGAAGAACGCGCCGGAAAACACCTTGTCCACGGCCGTCGGATTCGACACCACGAACTGCACGCCCGTCGAAGTTTCGATCGTCGGGAACACGATCTGCGGCGCGGTCGAAACCTCGCTAAAAAACTCGATGGGCACACCTTCGCTGGCGTTGAAGATGTTCGTGCCCGCGATGCTGATCTCGTGCAAAAGGAGGCCCTGCACGGTCGACGGTGCGCGGAAGCTCTGCGGTGCCATGGGGCGCTGCGGCTTCTTGTCGATGGTTTGGCGCGCACCGCCCGCGGTGATCGTGGTGCGCCCGATGCCGAACCACGTCACGTCGCCGGCGACGTAGTCCATGGGCGCGTAGTTGATCGGCCGCTGGACGCCCTGCGCGGACTCCACCTGCGCGATCGGCGCGCCCGTGTAGTACGGCAGCACGCGCGGATCGCCCGTGTAGTACGGCATCACGCGCGGATCTCCAACGCTGCCAGCACCGGCGAGCAAGGCGTCGACTTGCTGCGAGAGCCCAGGGTCGCCGACGTGGAACGGCGCGGGCATCTGGATCAGATTGTCGAGCTGTTGAGCGAGAGTCGCTGGCTCAGCTGCAGCAGCAGGCATCGCAGCGACCAGAGACAGAGCGGGAAGGATCGAGAGCACTTTTGCAGTTTGCATTCTTGGACCTCAATGGTTGGTGGACGAGCGATCGCGCACGCTTACACGCGCGCAAGCCGCGTCGCTGTCAGGCGCGCGGCGGGTGTCGGCGACGAAAGCGAGGGCTTATTCAGCCTTCGTTTTGTCGTTCACGAAGCGGTAGGCCGCGTTTGAAATCAGCGAGATGCCGGTCATCGCAACAGCGACGCGACCGGGGAGTTTCTCGATGACCAAAGCTGGCGCAGTGAGTACCACGCCGACTAATCCAACGGTCGGAATGCCGAGCACCTTGTGAGGCTCGCCGTCCTTTCCGTATTTCTTGTCGAAGTAACCCGCACCCGCGCCCGTTGCGAGTGAGGTCGCTCCGCCAAGCATGAGCGTGTCTGCAGTGCGGCCTTCGGCCACACGCCGTCGCCCAGCTTCGGTCATCGACTTGATGCGCTGCGTCGCCTGCGCGAGTAGAGATTTCGACATCCTGTCAAGAGAATTCAAAGAAAGCGGTTTCGCCACATAAAAAAGGGCGGCATACTTACAGATCATGATGAACGACGGGGAATTGCGCCGGAGCCTTCAAAACGTGGGGCCACTGCTGCCCGCACTGCACTGGCAGGGTGAGCTACTAGATGGCAAACGCCGCACCCTCATCTGCGACGAGCTCGGGCTGTACCTGCCCGTTCGGTACGTCGAGTCTCTCCAGGGCGCGTGCAGCTTCTTGTGGCCGGTGCATCCACAGCGCGCGCTCGAACTCGCCGGGCAGCGCTCGGTCGCCGAGCTCGCCGAACTGTGCAGCGTCGGAGTTGGCGCGATCGCAGTCGAGCTCGCACGCACGCGTGTGAAGCCCAAGCCCGAACGCCGCGCTACACGACACAAGCGCGACGAGAAAAAAGTGCTCGTGCAGGTGTGGGTAGATCCGCAGTGGAAGCACTACGTTCAGCGCGCGGGCGAAGCGGCGCGGTTGCCGGACCTGTCGTCTGCGATCCGCCGCGCAGGATGGGACCTTGTCCAGCGCGTGCTGCCGAACCCACCGCAAGAGGGCGGACGACGCGGCCCGGCGCTCGAGCTCGTTAGACCCGAGCCACGTCGCGAGCGTTAGGCGACGACGCGCGCTCGAGCGTGGTCGTTCGCGCAGAGCACTCCGAACGGTGTCACGCGAAGCACCAACGGGTCCGTTTCACCGCAGCGTTCGCACGCCGCTTCAGCCGGCAACACGGAGCCCCGGCGATGACGCTGGTAGCAAGCGAAGCACATACCCAAGCGCGGCGAGTCCGTGACTCGCGGGCAGCACGTGCACACGACGGGCTGTTTTGCGTAGGTCTTTCGCATGCCCGTGAAGATGCGCACGACCACCGGCGCGCGCCAAGAAAAGTGTTTCACCTGTTACGTTGCACGTGAAAACAAGCCCCTTCACGGCCGCATCAATCCCCAGCGTTTAATCAACCGATGCATCGTGCGTCGGTCGACTTCCAGCACCCGCGCCGCTTCGCTCAGGTTCCAGCCGAGCTCGCTCAGGATTGTTTTTACGTGGAGCGCCTTGGCCTGCTCGAGCGTGATTGGCGGTCCGTGCTCGAGCCCGACACCGCACCAGCGAGTCACGATGCACCGCCAATCTTCAGCACTGCGGGGAACGCTTTCGGGTCTGCTTGGTTCGCGAGCTCGAGGAACTTCTGCCCGTCGTGGCGAGTCGCGTTGTACGTCGCGCAGCGCGGCACTTCGTGCTGCATGCCGTTAGTCGCGGTATCGAGCCGACACGACCGACCGCACCCCGGGCACTTGAACTCAACGATCGACACGAGGCCTCGCAGCGCAAAACTCCCCGCTCAGCTCGGCCACCTTCGAGAGCAATTTTTCGTTGGGATAGATCGGAGTCAATTTCAAATGGCCAACTTCCAGGGGAAGAAGTTCTACGCCACCGAGCCGCCGCGAGAGGCAGTAGTCCTCGGACACGTACGCGCCGTCGATTGCGGTCGAGCGAGTGAACTCCCAGCACGTCTCACCTCGCATGCTGAATTCATGGCTGTCAGCCGCGAGCTCGAGCAGCGCGGCCGCGCTGAACGCAACGAAACCGAGCCCCACGTGCCACGACCCTGGACGCATTGGGATGACTGGTTCACCCGTCGCGATCGCGCACTCAGGCAGCATCCGCGACGCCGCCAATTGTCCACCTTGCTGCACGTACGTAGCCGACGCCGGCGCGCCCGTCTCGCGTGTGCGATCCACCACGCGCTGCGCGTCGTTGAGCGAAAACACGATATCATCGTCCACCATCAGAATCGTGTCGATGCCCTTGCCTTCGTCCAGCTCGAGCGCGCGCTTTGCCATCGACAGAGCGTGGTTCCGCGCGAGCGCGACGTCGCTCGAGCCCGACTGCTCAATCAGCCGCGCGCCGGCGTTGCGGCATGCGCGCACCGCCTTGAGCGTTTGCGGGTGAAGCCCGCGGTTCGTGGAAATGACCATCAGCGTCTTTTTCATTTGGTTGCCTCAAAAATGCTTGTCTCGAGCAGCGCGACCGGGGACGTCTTGTGATGGCCGTCAATGTCGCGCAGGTCTTGTGTGTAGAAGCTCTGCCCGTAGTCGGGCCTGGCTGATGCAGTGAAACCAAGCGCGATCAGCACGGCCCATGCCATGTCACCTGTCCAGCAAGCTCGGTGCCCCGAGCCGGAGATGATGTATCGAAAGACGTCTGCCCGACCCGCTCCGGCTGCTCGACGACACGCGATCAGATAGCGGCAGTACTCGGTCACCTGCCACTCCGACGTGAAGCGCGTCACGTCTGGGAAGGAGAACCGAAGCACACCGCCGGGCTCGAGCACCCGGCGGCACTCGGAGAGGAACGCCATGCCCTCAACGAACGGGACGTGTTCGATCACGTGCTCAGCGAAGATGTAGCGCGCTGTGCTTGACTCGAAGGGCAGCGGCCGGGCGATGTCGATGTCGCGATCGTGGTTCTCCCATGGTGCCGGAAGCTTGTTCGGGCCGCACCCGAAGTGAAGCCAGCGCATCACCGGCGCTCCCTTCGCACGCTGGCAGCATTCACAGCACTCGAGGCAAGCGATCTTGCGGACTGTTCGTAAGCCTCGCGACTCACGTTGCTGAATGTGTGCTCACCGTGGGAGTAGCAGCGAAACGAAGGTGGGTACACACCGTTTGCCGCAGCGACTAGGAACACTTGGTCACTCCCGCAGATCGGACACTTCACTTTCGGCCCCATCACTCGCTCCCCATTTGCCGCAAAGCATCTTGTGCCGCTGCGTCGATGTCCAAGCCTGCGGCGTATCCGGTCACGGTCCGTCCGTCTTCGAACTCTACGGATACCGCGACGCGGTTGCTCGTTGCGGCGTAGCACCGAAAGGTGCGACCAAAACCAAACGCTAGCTTGCGCCAGGCGCGCAGCGCGCGCAGCTCCCGCAAGAGGCGTCGATTCTTCTCTCGCATCTTCACGTCGCACCCGAGGAACGAAACAGGTCGAGTGTCTTGGCGAAGACGCGTTCCGTCTCGTCGCGGCCCATTGCCCCTTCCACCAATGCGACAAATCTGGCCGCGATCATGACCAACGTTGCCATACTCGGCGTCTGTTCGAGCACCTGGTCTGATAGACGCTTGGCCTCCTCGACGTGTTCCAAGGGGCTCATCGTGCGCCTGCCGCGCGCCGGCGCGCGAGCCAATCGATACCGATACTCACGACCTTTGTTGCGAGCCGCTTTTGCACGTCCGGCGTCTTGAGCAGCTCGGCCTTTTCGGCCAGCTCTCCGATCAGCGTGTAGACGGAGTCCGGACTCAGCAGCACTGCTCGAGCCCCCAACCCGTCGGCAGCTGGAATGTGGAGCCACATCCCTGCCGCGTCGACGGTCACCCATGGGCGTGACTGTTTTTGCGTCATCCTGTTTCTCCCTGGACTAGTTCAACCTTTTTTCCTTCGCGTCGCATCAGCGCGTGCACCCAACACAGGTGCACGTCCCCGCACCAGCGGCCTTCACTCGGACAGCGAAAACCACGCACGCCAGCTTTATTGCTCACGAACCTCGACACCGCAGCGCAGCGCGCAACCTTCGGTTGCTGCTTTGCAATCGTGCCGGTCACTTGAGCGCTCCGCGCTGCACGCCAGCCGCGTGACGATGCCGCCACCCCTCGCAGTGCGGCTCGGGATGCACGACCTCGAGCACGAGCTCGTCGACTATGAGCGTTGCCGAGCAGCTCGAGCAGAGCACGTCGGTGTCACACATCGGTGCGGGGTCCGTCTTCCGTTCGTCGCGTTCTTCGGGTTGGTTCATGGGAGGCGCACCTTTCAAAACGGGATATCGTCGTCACCACCACCGCGGCCGTAGTCGGGCTCGTCAGCCGGCGGGGGACGGTTGTTCGAGTTGGGCGCGCGCTCGCAGAGCGTCACTTCGAACGCGCGCACCTCAGAGGCGTAGCCCTTCGTGCCGTCGTCTTTTTCCCATTGTCGGTGACGCAGCTCGCCCTCGATGTGCAGCCGCATGCCCTTCTCTAGAAACCTCGCGAGGCCCTCCGCCCGCTTTCCCCAGATGATCACGGTGTGCCACTGCACGTCCTCTTGCTTGACTCGGTTCTTGTCCAGGAACGTGCGCGACGTCGCAATTCTCAGGCTCATCACCGCCTGGCCGGCAGCCGTCATTCGCATCTCGGGATCTGCGCCGAGATTGCCCAACAGAAACACTTTGTTCAGTCCGTTTGCCATGGTCGCGCTCTATGCTCCTTCGAGGTGTTTTCGGATCACTGCAGACACAATTCGCCGCTCGAGCGACTCCGACCATTCGGAGTCGCGCTTCGCATCGAACTGCGCTCGTAGCTCGTAGTCGGCTGCCGCGGTCAGCGGCGCCCGTTTGTAGTAGCCCTCGTCATCTAAGACGAAGCCGTTTGGCACGATGATGCCCAACTTCTCTTTGACTTTGCTCTCCTCGAGCGAGTGCTCGATGTCGACTCGCGCCCAATGTCCGCGCTGGTTTTCGTACAGACAACACGGGCACACGTTCGCCTTCTCAACTGCCCACTTCGCGAAGCCAGCGCTCGACTGTTTCAGGCGCTTTCCGTCGAGCTGTGCGTAAACCTCCGCGAACACTTCAGGAGCGGCGCGCTTGGCACCGCCCTCTTGGATCTCCCAGTCCTTCGTTAGGTATTTGATGAGCTCGCGGTCGACGTCGTGATCGGCTTTGCGAACGTCAGGCACGAGCAGCTCGACCGTTTCATCGGGTCCGAGCAGGCCCATCTTGCGCGCAACCTCGTGATAGGCACGCGTCCAAAGTGGATGCAAAACTTCCTTGTTGTCGATGTAGCGCGAGAACATCCACACGTGCAGATGTGGGTGACCTAAACCGTCGCCCTTGTTCGGTGTCCACTCGAAGACCAGCAGGTAACTCAACAGATCTGCAATCGGCACGAACTCCGGCGCACTTCCTGGACGTCCGTTCGGGAAATTGTGGGCCAAGTCGTCGAAGGTGATCGAGCTGAGACCACCGAGCTCGCCCCGCAATCGATCACCGAGCAGGCGCCAAAATCGCGCCCAGGTCTTGCGGAGTACTTCAATGCGTTCGCTCGCTGAACCACGCGAAGGCAACGTGAACGTGGCGAGGCGTTCTCCCCAACGTTCGCTCTTCTTTTGGTTGCGACGCGTGTATCCCGCAAGCGTGGCAGCCGTGACCAGCCCGAGCCTCTTTCGATTGAAGTCTTTTCGGAACTTCACCACTTGCTGAGTGCGGCACGTCGGACAGAACCACTTCGAGCCGCAGCCAACTTCGATCGGCGTCGCGTTCTTGCAGCTTCGACACACGAGAGTGATTTTCGTTCCCTCGGACGAGCCGCATGCGTCGACACGCTCGAAGAGCTCTCGCTTCGTTTTTGCGCGCGACTCGTGCCAGCGCGTGCATCGCCGGCGCAGCATTAGCTTGCTCGCGCGTTCGGGCTTCTTGCTCTGCGCAGTCCACTCCGCGCCCAGCTTGTCCGGTACGAACTTCCCCGCGTCGTTCACCAGGCCCAGAGGGGGCAGAACCGTGCCCATGCGCCCCCAATGAATGCCAGCGGCCGAGCCGTCAGGCTCGGCCGGACCAGACACGGGGCGGCCGCTCAGCTCCGCTCGCTCGACGGTTGACGACCAGACAAACCGATCGCGCGCTAGCGCGCGCCCGCGAGACTCCAATTTCCGCGCTGACTGTTCTCTTCCAAGCGCAGTGAGCGCCTTCATGTCGGCCAGCCACTCGGAACGCGGCGTAAGTATCCGTAATCGCTTCGCCGTTGAGTTATGCCGATCCTCGTCCTTAACCCGTTGGGTTAAGGCCTCGGTATCAAGTGAAGGGGGCGCTTCGCGCCCGGACGCTTCGCTAATGGCAACGCCGGCAGCCGTTCTGTGGTGGCCCGTCGGCCGAACTTTCGAGCGTGCGACAGATTTCGAACCGGTGGGGGCATACGAGCCGCGAGAGCTCAGGCGAGCCCCCAGGGTAGAACGTCGTTTGCGGGCGCTAACGGGCTGTAGGCGAGCTCCGCGAGCTCGACGCGAATGCAGGAGCGGCGCAGCTCGGGAGCGCGACGCCTGGGCAAGTGGCGGCAGCGGCCACCCTGTGTGAGGACCAGTCCGGCAAAGAGCAGTCGCCAGCGGGTGTAGGCGTTCCAGCGCCACCGCACGCGCGGCCGACTCACGGGCGCCGCCTACGCGCCGAGCGCAGCAAATCCGGCGGGAGCCGGTCGTACTGGTGCCAGCTGCAGCGCGGGGCAAATCCGGCGCCGGAACGCACCAGCGCGACGGCTCGCCGATCGCAGCGTGTGCACACGGAGGCCGGCTTCAGCCGCACCCAGCGCTGATCGCGGTGCGGACCGTGGAACAGCTCGAGCTGGTGCTTCACGGCTTACCGCCGGGGTTGAGGCAGCTTTCGCACTGGCAGTGCGGCACGTGCACGTGCGTGGACCGCGTCCATGCTTGGCGTAGCGCGAGGCCCGTCCGGCAGAGCGGCCACGGAGGGGCGCAAATCAGGCAGGTGCGCACATGTGCGCTAAACTGACTTGCGATTTCGCTTGTTTCAGTTCCTACTGTGTGAGTCATCGGCTGTGAGGCAGTCCGCGGGCAATGCCCCTCCCGGGTGCAACCGGAGAGGGGCAAACTTCTTTGTGAGGGTTTAGGGCTTCGTGTTGGCGGCTCGCGCTACGCACGCGATCGCAGCGGCAAGCTCAGCGATGGACGCGGTCCGTTTCGCGATCTGCTCGGTCGAATCAGAGCCGTAGGTTGTGGTGCGGTGCTCCGCCTCGAGCTGTGCGCAGTAGGCGTCGCGCTCCTCGATCAGCTCATGCAGCTTTCCAGTCAGCTCGGTCAGGAGCCGCTGGAAGGGCACAGCTGGGAACATGCGCGCCATCACTCCGCCGCGGTCTCGGTCGGCAACGGTGGTTCCACCGCATCGAGTTTGACGATGGCCATGGCGAGATCGAGCACGCTCGAGCGCAGCGTCAGCGGCTCGCTTCCGTGGAAGGGTTGCACGATGACAGCACGCGCACGCTCGAGCACCAGCCGGAGCGGCGCAACTAGTGCTCGTTCGTACGCCAGCTGCGTTTGCATGCAGAGCGCTCCGTTGCGCACCCAGCAAAAGCGCGCGCCTTTCAGCTTGTTCGACTCGACCACACCGCGCGGGCGATGGCAGTCGGGGCAGCGATCAGCGTGGGAGACGTTCACTTGGAGGCCCTCGCAACGCGCTCGATCTCGAGCGCAAGTGCGCGCAGCACCTGCGCGGTTTCGAGTGCGTTCTCTGCAGTCGTCTCTAGGCGATAGCCGTCCTGATGATGGGTGGTCTCGAGCTGCGGGCTTGCATTGACTGACTGCACGCTCGAGAAGCGAGTGCCGGGCAGCGTGAAGCTCAGCACGAGCTTGCTCTCGAACACGACATTTAGCTCCTGCTTCATCACTCGTCTCCCACGCGATAGAACGGCACTCCGGCATAGCTGTGCGGCTGACCGAGGTGTTCCGGTTCGAGTGTGCATGGCGCACCATCAGCAGCGCGCCGGGCTTGGCAGTAGCGCTTCGGGGTCGGGAATTCCCGCTCGAGCACGTCGGCAATGCGCTCGAGCGCATCGGCCGCGCGCTCGGCCACGCAAACTTCTCGGTACGACGAGCACTGGCCCGGGTGCCCTGCCCTGAGCAGGCAGCGTGTGCCGCTAACAGTGCGATCGCAGAGCGCCCCGCAAAACACCGGTGTCGGCATCAGTCGCCCTCCGCCTCAAGTGCCATCGCTGCGACGTGCGCCGACACCTCGATCAGCGCCTCCTGGAAGTCTTCGCGTTGCTGCACTGTGCACTTGCCGACGTCACCGCCGCAGTGCGCGACGAACAGCCGCAGCGCCGTTTCGAATTTCTCTTCGGCTGCGAGCATCGCTGACTCGTGTGCCCGCTCTTCTTTTCGTCGACCCATCACCGTTGCCCTTTCGGTTTCCACCCATGCTTGCGCCAGTACGCTTTGACGGACTCGAGCTCAGCTCGGTGCGTCCAAGCGCCGTTCCAAAGCACTCGCTCGTTATCGTTGGCCACACTCGTCTTGCCGCTGCGCACGTAGTCGAGCTCCCATCGATAGGCCGCCGTGACATCGGCAACGCCCATCCAGGTCCACCCAACCCGTTTGAACTTGCGCGCCCTCATGCCGGCGCAAACTCCACGCGCACGACCAGAGCCACCGGCTCGACGTGGCGATTCAGCACCAGCATTCGCACGCTCGAGCGCGCTGAGACCATTGGGAACTGCAGGTGCTCGCCACTCAGCCGGCAAAGCTCGATGTTCTTTGTGTACGACTCGGGCTTCAGATCTTCGAACGGCGCCGGCCTAAGCAGCACTTCGTTATGCTCCATTTGGAGCGACTGAAGCGTGAGCGCTCGAAGCCGCTGACTGTAGAACGCGACCGCGCGCACTCGGGCCAGCGGGAAGCGAGGCACGACTTCGTGAAACAACAGCACGCCCGGTGCTGCAATCAGTCCGTGAGGCGCGTTGTTCAGTTCGCCTCCGTTCACTGGCAGCCCCCAACGAGCTCGAGCACCGACCACCAATTGCCACTCGGAGTGACGATCACGATGCGCGCCGAGCTCGCGGACGTCGGCTGCTCGAGCACCAGGTCAAGTACTCCGGGCGCCGGCGTCGACGTCGTCTGCGCAACCGAGGCACCGTCGAGCTCGAGCTCGAGCTCGAGCGGCATGTCACCAGGGACGGAACGGAGCTCGAGTCGGTCGAGCGTTGTCGGCTTGCCGAGCTCGAGGGCAATCCACTGCCCCGCCGCTTGGGGCTCGCCGCTGGACCAGCGCGTTCCTGGATCGCCGTCTAGCATGGCCTCCGGAGGCTCATTGGGCCGAGCAGCAAACGCCGAAACTCGCCAGCCAGCGCGTGAGCAAACAGCAGCAGGAAGCGAGCCTCCCTCGCCGCCATGGTCAGAGCTCGAGCCCGCCGCCGAGCTCGAGCCCGCTGCCGAGCTCGAGCCGGCAGTGCTCGACGGCGTTCCGCCGGCGCCGGCGCCGGCGACATCGTTACCCGTGCCAGCTTCGTCCGCGCCAGCTTCGCCGGCGGCTGCAACCAGTGCTTCCTCATGCGAGATAAACTTCGGGCCACACCCGCAAAGCAGGTGTGACAGTGCACCCGCGACGATGACGACAAGAACGAAGAACAACGCGCGTTCGATGGCGATCTGCGCTCGCGTGGGCATCGAAGAACCGCAGCGCATGCAGTAGGACGACACACACGAGGCGTCTTTTGAACGACCACTGCAGATCGAGCACGCCGCCTGCGGCCCGTCGTAACCGCAGTTGCGGCAGTTCACGACGCCACCGCCGCGGCTTCGGTACAAAGGTGGCAGTCGAGCACTTGCGCGCCCGAATTGGCCTCGACGCACTGATTGCCGTGCCTGCAGTGATGTGCGGCCAGGCCGCCCGCTTCCTTGATGCTGACCTCGCGCCCGCACGCTGGGCAGACGGTGCGCGGCTTCTTGTAAAACTTGGTCACCGGCAACTCCGTTTCTTCGGCGCTGCCACGGCAGCGACAACAGCCTGAGTCAGTTGGCGAGCAATTGGAGCTGGACGGTGCGCGCGCTTGTCGCGAACCCACCAGCGTCCGTTTGAGCACGCGATGACGTCTTGGTCGCGCAGCGCACGGAGCGCGTCATCAATGTCAGCTCCGTTCATGGCGAGCCGCTGCGGAACGTTGCGCACGACCACCGAGTGCGTTGGAGAGTTCGCGATCTCCTGCAGGAGCCAGTTTGTAAACTGCTCGAGCTTCGAGCTCTGCGCGCTCACGACCACACCAGCCGCGCAAACGTCACGATCAGCACCAGCGCGAATGAGATACCCAGCACCGTGCCCGCGCGGTCAGCCGCGGAGAAACGCGGCGCGCTCGACAGGCGCGGCAAACGGTTTGGGTTCGGTGCTTCATCACGCACCTGTTCGAAGCCGCCAAGGACCCACCCGGGTTGCCCCTCGAGCGCGTGCTCGACTTCCCCCCATTCGATCGAGACCAGACGCGCCTCGTAGCGATAGGTCCGGCCGCACTCGGCGCAGATCGTCACGGCTCCCACTTCCGGGGCAACGCGCGGCAAGAAACGAAAGCTCTCACCGCACAGGCAAACGCGCGACATCACCGCGCGCCCCCGGTCGTTTTATCCGCAGCGGCGCGAGACGACGCGCAGAGTCGGTGGTGGCGCAGCGTGAGGCGAGCGTTCAATCTCGCCGTTGGCTCGTCGGACCGCGAACTCAGGCTCACCCGCGCGGGTGAGTTCGTCGGCGTCGTACGCCTGCTTATTGAACCAGATAACGATCGTCGCTCGTTCGCCCGTCTTGATGAGCTCCCCCGCCCGCACCGCCGCCCATAATTTGAACGGCGGCGCGTTCCACACCCAAAGCGCCGCCGCCAATCGCCGTTCGTCCCGCGCCATTGTGTGGCATCGTGCAGCAGCCGCCACAGACGGGCCAAGTTGACCCCTCTGTATCTTATGCGAACCGCTTCCGTGAGCGGAGATGCGAGCACATAAATAAGTACCGCGACGAGCACCGCCGCGATCCTCTGAGCTGCCGTGCTCGCTGATTCGCCAGTCGAGCGCACCTCGTCGAGAAATTCAGCGCCGCAAGCGTCCGAAATCTGCGCGCGGAGTTCTGCAACGGAGGCGTCTCCGAGGTAGCCGTACCCGCGGGATTCGAGCATGTCGCAGCACCGCGCAAGGATTCGCGCGGTGACCTGCATTTCGACAGGATCGGGCTTGGGGTTCGCGCCGGTGTAAACATCGTGCGCCTGGGCGCACTGCTCCGGCGTCATTCCGAGCGAATGGCCGGCGGTCCCAATCAGCACCGTCAAAACGTCCTGCGAGCGCAGACTGCGATCGCGACGGCCTTCACGGCGCGTCGGCGTCTTTTTGCGGCGGCTCATTTCGCCAAGGGCTCCCGAAACTTGGCCCATGACGATTGCAACGACGCGATCCGCGCAGCTGGATCACCCTCGGGCAGCTTCAGAGCCGGCAACCGTTCGCCCCATCGTTCCCCGTGTTGGCGTGGAGAAACGTCACGAAATCCGGCGCGGCGTGCCGCGGTGACAAGGCCGAGGCGATATCGCGCAAAGCTCTTACGGTACTTAGCCAGCAGCTGCTGGTGGCATCCTGAGCAGTGCCACCCAGCACCGGCACACACGCCGTCTGGTGGTGCCGCCCCGCAATTGCGGCAGACGAACGCGGAACAATCGACTATCTTTTTCATGTCTGGACTCCAACTAGTTCGGACCTGGCCCCGGTCGTGTAGCAGCGACGCGGGGCCTCTTCAGTTTGTACGTTCGACCCGGCCGATCCATTCACCGGCACCATCGCAGAAAAGCAGGTTTTCGCGCGCTGTGCAAACGCCACCCCGCAGGCGCTCAGTGCCGCTCGACCCTGGCGGGTTTCGCCACCAAGCGCCGGGGCGGTCACACTGCCCCCGTGAGAAGCGGTTCAATCGAGAAAAAGGCCGTCACGGCCGAACGCGCCGCGCTCGAGCGCGTGACAGCGCCGCCGGCGCCGTTGCCGTTGACCAGCTGTACCGCAGTCGGCGTCACGCTCTCGACGACGGCCATGTGTTGGTTGTGATCGAAGTAGGCCATATCCCCCGGCTTCGGCGACTGCGTGATCGGGAGCGACTGGTGCTTGTCCGACAGGGCGAAGCCGGCTTCGATCTCCCAAAACCAGTCCAGGGCAAGCCCCGCCTGGTGCAAGCACCACAGCGCGAACGCGCCGCACCAGTCGGCGCCGGCGGGGTCCTTGCCCGGCAGCACGTCGTCCCAATAGATCTGGGGGTTCGTGTTGCCGAGCTGGCTCACCGCGGCCGCGACAACGGCTGCGCGCCCCGTGAGCGGCTGCGCCGGCACCCTGGTGTCAGGTCGCGGCACGACGCCCCCGGCGGGCGCGTGCGACGTTGCACGGGAGCTCCCACCGACCATCAGCGCGACGAGCCCGCCGAGAATGGGCAGAGCGAGCAGCCAGGCCTTGCTGCGCATCAAAACGGCACCTCGGCCAGCAGCTTCGCCAGCTCCTCAGGGCTCTGCTTGTATCTCCGCGCGTTGCGCACGGTGCGGCCGAGCTCGCGCTGCTGTTTGAGCAGCTCGCGCAGCGCCGAGTCGGCCTCGGCTTGCTGCACGCGCAAAATCTCGTCCGGGTTCTCCTCGGCCCAGTCGAGAAACGCTTCGGTGCGCGAGCGCTTCGGCGTGCCCTTGATGCGCCGGCTCACCTTATCGAACACCGGCACGAGCTCGGCGGGCAGGTTGGCGCGGACCGCGTCGTCATCCTCCTGCGCGCGCTTGCGATGCGAGCTGCGGAGCACCGGCTCCTTGCCCGCGTTGCGCACTTGCCGCTGCAGCGAACGCTCGGCACGGAACGTCCGCCGCGCCCCGAGCTCGAGCTCGAGCCCGGTCGCTTTGGCTTTCGCCTTGCCGCTCGAGCACGCCTGACGCTCGAGCACGCGCTCGGCACGCTGGCCCTGCACGAACTCCGCCCGCGCGGCCGCTTGCCGCTCTTTGAGCGCCGTGCGCGTCGCGTGGCAGGTCTCACGCGCGGCGCGCACCATCAGCTTTCGCTCGACGCGCGCGTGCTTGATCTTCGCGCGAAGTAGCCCGAGCGTCGCCCGGTCTTTTTCGCGCAAGTCGTCGGCCAGCTCGCGCTGCAGCTTCCTGCGATCGGCGTGCATGCCGCTCCCCCCGTCAGCCGGTCTGGGGTTCGAGCTTCAGGAGTTGTCGCTTTGCGAACTCGGCGAGCGGTGCGTGAGAACAATGCTCGACGACGGTTTGCAGGGCGGCACGGTTGCCCTCTTTGGCCCAACCGCGCACCAGCGCGTAGACGTCGTCTTCGCGCTCGAGCCGCCCGATCGCTGAGAGGACGTCCGCCGGCTCCTTCAGGCCGAGCTCGGCAGGCGTGACAGCCTCAGCTCGCTCCGCCGCGCTTGGCTGCGCGCTCGGCAATGTAACACCGAGCGCCGACGCAACAGTTTCCGGCGTCACCGCGTCCGGCACGTGTGAATAGAACATCAGCACGTTGTCGAGGCTGCCGAACGTGCGCTCGACCGCGGCGAGCTCGCGCTGGAGAGCATACGCATCGGCCTCCGGGAGTAGCTCTGCCGCGCGCGAGATGATCGCTGCGAGCTCTGATGCGTGCGTTGCGAGCTGGTGTTTCAGCGTGTCGACTAGAGACAGGTGATGAGTGTGCATGCACAATTCCTTTATGGGAGTGGTGGTGGGAGAAAGATATTCACGGCGTTGTCTCCCAACGTCGTCGCGTGCAAACCGTCGGTGGTGAATGCCGCTTGTCCCGTGGCACCAGTGACCGCCCAGAGCCCCGAGTTGAGACCGCTTTCTTGAAACGAGGTGATGTCGAAATAGCCGGTAAAGTTCGGGATAGTCCCCGTTGTCAGCGCGCGCACCCACGTGTTGACCGTCACTCGCTTCCCGTTGTTCGGATCGAGCGTTTGGCCAGGCAGGTCCTGCCAATTATTCGACGACGTCGTCCGTGGAGAGATGGTGCCCAGGTAAGCTAAGGCCCGGGGGAAATATGCAGCGATGGTTTGTAGATTCGCCTGCACCTGCGCAGCCGACTGACTGGCGAAATCGTTGATCCCGAGCACGAGCTGAATGGTCGTCGGAGGCGCCAGGTTTGCGAGCCTCAAACGGCGTGTGGGCCCAGCGACGAACCCCGACGCTGTGCTGCCTGCGCCGCACAGGCGAAATGTCGCGTGGTTGCGTCCCAAACACAGCTGCGACTGTCCGCGAAAAGCCGAGTCGACAAAGGAGTTCTCTCCGTAGCCTTCGCCTCTGGAGTCCTCGATCAGACACAGATCGTTTCTCCGCGACGTGAAGGCCATGATGCGTTGCGGCCACATGCCGAAGAAACTGCCTGCGACCAGCGTCGGAGCAAGAGTCGAATCGACCGCGTTCTGATTCGATTGATCTCCCATCTTGGTGCTCGGGTATGGCCCGTACGGGGAGTACGGCAGGCCGCCGGCCCCCTGCTGTTGCCAAAAGCTCCTAATCCGGTAGTGCCCGCAGACAGTGGCTCCCGCTACCGCGAGCTCAGTGTTCACACCGGTTGCGAACTTCATCACCGTGTCACTCAACGTCGTAATGGCACCGATCGGCCCGTTGTTGGTTCCGCTGCGCGTCGATGCGAACACCGTATCGCCTACGCGGAACTCGTCGCTGAGCCACGATCCGCTGGTGCGGGTGATCGTGTTCGTAGCCGCGTCGAAGCTCACCACCGTGCCCGGTGTCATGCACGGGATGGTGCGCGGCAGCTGGACCAGATCGGTCACTCCCTCTGCGCCGTCTGCGATGACGACGGACGTCGCGCCCCCATTGAATGTCAATCGCGTGATGGTGCCTCCGAGAGGGAACTCGATCGCCGCCGTGAGATAGACCGGCCCCCCTGAGACGGTTTCTGCCCCTGACAGCACAGCCCAGTTCGTCCACGCGACCTTGATCGCCCGAATTGGCGACATTGCCGTCTGACCGGTCCAGCTGTTGTACGGCAGTGCGCCCGCGAGAATGTTGTCCGGCATCGTTGTGCGGTTAGACACCTCTCGCAGAACAGCGGCCAGCCCACCAAAGAAACCACCCGCCGACCCTCTCATGCGAACGCCAGCCCCGCGACCTGCGCGTAGATCGTGGTCCCGTCCCAATACCCGCTCACAATATCCTGCGCACCGACGGGCGTGGATAGAGTGAGCCCAGCGCCGCCAGGAGTCTTCGCGCCCGTGAGCGTGAGTGTGTAGCTCCCCGTGCCGCCCTGGATCACCTTCAGCTGAAACCAGCACGCGCGAGTCGCTGGCAGACCAGTGAGCAGCACCGTGGCGTTGCCCGTGAGCGTGAACCTACGAGTGAGGGAGTCTGCGAGGCTCACGGGGACCGCGCCGGTGACGTTTCCCGCGTTGTCCTCGGCCGGGAAGTTCAATGCCGGCGAGACGCTCAAGAGCAGCAGCTCGTCGGCGCCCGGCGCAATCACCTCAGCGTCGATGTTTGTGCCGGCAGCAATCTTGCTCGACAGGTAGTTTGGCACCTGGTCTGCGCTCGAGACCGACACCTTGTGGTCACCGCCCGCCTCGATCGGAACCGGTTTGACGCTCAGGCCATCGTCGTCGATGGCCAGCACGTATCCGGGGGTGCTGGGCTCGAACGTCTGGCCGGCGTTGCCCCCGCGCAGCTGCAATGAAGGGTTCATGGACGCTGTCCTTTGTGCTCGACGCCGCGCGCACGAAGCGCGCGGACGTCAAGCGTTGGGGTTCAGAAGCATTCTTCGAGGCGCATGTAGAACGTGCCCTTCGACGTCGTCGAGCTGCTCGCCGTCGTCGGTGAGTACAGCTCGGCGCCGGCGCCGCCGAGATAACTCGGCTGCGCTGCCGCCGCGCGGATCTTGATCGACGGCGAATTCGCGAGCACACCGAGATCTGAGCCGAGACCGAGCGGGAGACGCAGAGTCACCTGACGGCCGCTCAGCACGTCCGTGGCCAGGTCCGCGGCCGCGGATGGGTGGTGCGTGTTGGCTGCGATCTCATTCCAGGTCGTGCCGCCATCGACCGAAACGTCGAGGTACAGGTTAACCGTACTGTCGATGTTGGTCGACGTGTTCACGACGTCGAAGGTGAGCTCCGCGCCATAGCGCGCGCCCGGCTTCGGATTGTCGAACGTCAGCGACAAGGCGTTGGCGTCGGAGCCGCCGAAACCAGCGGCCTTGATCGTCGTCTTCGCCGTCGGTATGACCTCTGAGCCGTCGCCGATCAGCGAGGAGAGATCGATCATGCGCAGTCGGAAACCCGGGCCCGGATCGAGAGGCACCTGGTTGTCGCTCACGGCGTCGGGGCCAGAGGGGGAAACTCGAAGAATCGTCATGCTGCTGCTCCGTTGGTAGTTGTGGTGTTGACTACTTGCGCCGCAGCGGTCGCCGCCTTGGCCAAGGATGTTTTGCGCTCCTCGAGCATCAGCTCGAGCGCGCCCATCACGACAGGGCCGGCCTGTCGGATTTGCTCGCTGATCGCCGCCATCGGATCGGAGTTCTGCTTGGTCTCCGTGAGCAGCGCGTGCTCTTTCATGGCGCGGTTGTACTCGTGCAAATCGTGCAATTGCTCGGCTTGGCTCTCGAGCGTTTTGGTCAGCGACTCGATCTGAATCTGCGCGCTCTTCAGAGTCGCGCCAACTACGTTCGTGATCAGCGTCATCGCCTCGGCAAAGGCCTTGCTCGCCTGCGCGTTCGCGCTCTGCGACATCTCGCCGGCGGCCTTGTTCGTCCCCATCACTCGGATCTTGTGAGTGGAGCGGACGGTGCCCTCTGCCGTGGTTGCCGTGAAGACAAAGTCCACGTAACGCACAGGCATCTCTGTCGTGAGCGTGCCCACGAGTGCCGCCGCTTGTTGCACCCACTGGTCCAGGTCAGCGATCGGGCACACCCAGGTTTCCCAGGTGTTGTTCTCCGTCGTGAGCTGAACCATCTTGGTCACAAGCGTCTCGACCTCGCCGGTTGCTGCCGGCGCGAGGTTTCGCTTTGCCCACTCGAGCAGCTGGATCGCGTGCGACATCAGAGGCCCGCTGCCTTCATGCGCGCAATCAGATTCGGGAGCGTGCTCAGCAGAAGCTGGCTGTTCGTGTTCGTGCCCGTCGACATCACCCCGGGGTTAGTGGGCGTGGCCGCCGGCGTGAACAACGCGACGAAGGTCTCGGGATCTGCCGGGTCCCAGAGCAGCGTGAAATTGCCAGGGGGCTGTCCAGGTTCTGCGGGCCACTCCGCGGCATCGATCGCGACGCCGCCGTTCACCGCGGGCATGTGCGCGCGCACCGCGTTCGGTGGCAGCGTGAAGCCTTTCGGCACGCGCGGCGCGGCGCTCGCCGTCTTGCTCGCTCCGGCGAGCACGAGGGCACCAACGCCCAACACGCCGACCATCAACACCTTTGATAGAGCACCCATGATCAACCCTTTCGCCTGCGTGAAACCAATAAAAGACCAGCACCGACCATCACGATCGCAAGCGCGACACCGACGCCGCTCGCAGCGCTCTTGAGCGCTTCGCCGGCGTCGGTCGCTGCTCCACCAAGCGAGTCTGGCCGCGGCGCGTTCGTGATCGGATTGCTCGCGCTCGGTGCCCACACGTCGTCGAGCAAGTACTCGTCATCATGCGGCCAAGGCGTGAACGCCTGCGCGCCTCGGTTGAAGAACCTCACAATGAACGGCTTCGCTGGTTCCCCGAGCATCAAAGCATTGTCGCGCGACGCGGCGAGCTCCAGCCCGTCGTGAGTCGGGATAATCTCAACTTGCGCCCCTTTCAGCGCCGCCGGGTTGAGTGGATCGGCTACTGCAGCGCCGGGCGCAGCACTCGCCACGTCCTCTACCCAAATGCGGAGCCGGCGCTCGTGCGACAACCCTAGGTTCATCGGGTTCAGATCGCCGAGATCATCCACTTGCCACACGGTCCAGACGTTCCAACCAGGGAACACTGGCGCGAAGCCCGGCGGGATCTGAACCGCAGTCACGTTACTTCTTCTCCGAAGCCGACGCCGGCGCCGTCATCAGCGCGATCGCGCCACTGACGAGGAGTCCGACGATAAGCCAGGTTGGGGTGCGTCGCTTCGACATCGCCTCACCGGTGAATCAGCTGTTGAATGTACGGGGACGCGAACTCCCAGATCACCACGAGTGCGCCGACCAGCGCGCCCATGCGATTCGAGGTGTGCCGCGCGGCCGACTTCGAAGCGTCCGCCACGAGCTCGCCGCGCTGCTCTTTGAGCGTCTTTCCGTGCTGACTGACCTCGCGGCTCAAGGTTCCAAACTGCACAGTCAGCGCGTTGACCGCAGCGGTGTTCGCTTGCGTCGCGCGCATCACCATGCCGAGGTCGACGAGCTCCGGAGATGCTTCTTTTTCTGGCGGCACAGTGTCCACCGGCCGAAGCTTCGGCACACTGCCGTGCCGCTTCGTGATCTCTTCGTTCTTATCGAACCCACGCACCATCAGGAATCCTCCTTCAGCAATCGCTTGATCGAAAACCACGCGAGCGCCGGGTCATCACGCCGGCGCGTGCGACGCTGGATCGGCCGCGGCTCCCCTTGGTTGCCCTCGATCGTCGTCACCGTGTTGTTGTCCACGGCCTCGACGATGAAGTGGTGCTGATAGGGCTGATCCTGGTAGCCCATATCGCCGCGGCGCAGCTCGTCCTCTGGCTTCACGCGCTGCAGCGCGTACAAGAACCCAGAGCGCTTATCGCTCGCCGTCTGAAAACGCCAGAACAGCGAGGGAGCCAGCGCCGCATCATGGAGGCAAAAGAGCGCGAGCGCGCCGCACCAGGCCGGCGGGTGAGGCAGATTCGGCGCCTGGTGCAGGGCGCTCGCCCAGTAGTCATTAACCCGTGAGGGTGTGAACGCGCCAGACTCGACGAGCGCGAGCTCACGGCTGGCAACCAACACGACGGCATCTCGCGCGAGCATGCTAACGATGCCGCCGACGTGCGCGCCATAGGAGCCAGCCGACAACGGCGGCGGAGCCGAGCGCAAGGACGGGAGCTCCACTGGCGGTTGGCTTTTTTTTTGCGCCTGGAACAACAACCGTGGCCGCGCGGTCGCTTGCGCGACCCGCGTCTCGATCTTTTGCGTCACATCGCCGACAGTCAGCGTGCCGTCGCCGTCCGCGTCCAGACCCGAGTTCTGATCGTAAATCTGCTCCCCCTTGGTCGCCAAAATGAAGTCTTTCGGCTTCCCCACGAACGCGGGCAGGAAGGTGGCCATGTAGTAGTCACCCGGCTCCTCCCTGCGAATCGCTCGCCCCGCCTGCCGATAGAACGCCTCAACAAATGGCAGCTGCTCGATCGCCGTCATCTGCGCGAGCGCGCTCGACGAAGTGCCCAACGCGGTCGCCGTCGCCGGCATGAATTGGATCAACCCAACCGCGCCACCATTCGCGTTTCGGGCGCTCGGATTGAACCCCGACTCAAGCGACATCACCGCGCCGATGTAGTTGGGGTCTAGCCCTAGCCGGTCCGCCACCGCCTGCAGGGCAGTCGCAAACCCTGGCTCGAGCGCTTCACGAGCGCTCAAGCCAGGTAGATCGAGGTAGGTCAGCGTTGCCATCGTCAGTGTTGTCAACTTCGAGAGTGGCGCCGCTCGCGCGGCGGAGAGAGAGCAGCAACAAGGGGAACTGTTTGCGCGGCGGGTGAACCGCTGATCCGAAGCAAACGACCGTCAGGGCGTCGAGGAGCGTCCTCACGGCAGAGGCTGGCTGCCTCCGGCGGGGACGCGCCTTATGAAGGCGCGGGAGGGGGCGCCCCGCCGTCTGCGAGGTTGGCGCAAAGCCGATCTTCCGTCGCTTGCACACGCGCCCGAATCGAGTCCGGTGGTGGCTGCAGCTTTGGGTCGAGCTGGAGCACGGCTCGCTCGAGTGCACGCAGCCCGCACAGGTCTGTTGCGATCTTTGCGGTCTGCGCGGGTGTCGGCGGCGGTGCTGAGCAGCTCGAGAGAACGGACAGCGCCGCGACCGCGCACGACCCAGCGAACCATGCGAGCGTCAACATCACCACCGGGTGTCGGCTCTCTCGCCGCACGCACAGCCAATACATGAAGCACACGAAAAGCATCGCGAGAAAGGTCACGATCACCGCGTTCATCGGCCGGCCTTCCGTGCACGCGCAGCTTTCGCGCGACCCTTGGCCATGCGCTCGAGAAACTCTTTCTTACTGACCTTCTTTTTGGCCTTCTTCTTACGCGCTGGCGCCTTCTTTTTGGCTTTCTTCTTAGCTGCCTTGCGCTTCTTGCGGATCGGCTGCCCGAAGACGGCCATGTGCAGCTCGGCGCGCTTGCGCTCGAGCTCGGAGAGCCGTTGCGACGGCGTCTTCTTGCGCGCCTTCGTTTTGGCCTTTTTCTTGGCGGCCTTTTTCTTGGCGGCCTTTTTCTTCGGCTTGGCCGCGACTGCCCGTTCGAGTTTTTTTAGCAAACTACCGCTCATATCTCGTACTCCTCGAAGCCGGCGCCGCCGGCCTGCAGCAGTGATCCCGATCGCAGCGGTATCCGCTCACCCGCCGCAACTGCGTATGGTCCGAACCCGCCGACCAACAAAGTCGACGCCGTCAAGGCGACGAAGCACGCCGCGTCGACTGATAGATCTGCGGGACCTGCGACGAAGCGCCTGCACGTCGCAACGCCGGCGGCATCTGCCGGCGCGATCATGCACACGACCTCGGCTGCCTCCTCGCCGCTCGGGTAGGCCTCGACTGTCACCTGCCCTGGCACGTAGACGACCAGCGGCGGATCGATTGCGCGGAGCGTTCGCTTGGCGTTGGGGCCCCACGCGAGATCGACGAGCACGTGCCGCCCAAAGACGGATACCTTCCAGAGCTTCGCTGCGCGCATCGCGTCGCCGATTTGGACGCGCGACGAGTCCTGCAGCGGAGCATCCCAGCGGTTCGACGACTGCAGGCCGATCCACGTGGTGAGTCCACCGCTATTCGGCGTGCCCGGCGGCAGAGGCATCGCCGGGCGTGGGCTGAAGGGGTTCTGGTTCATGGGCTACGCCGATCGTGCGTGCCAATGCGCAAGCCCACCGCGTACGTGCGCGTGGTGCCGTGCGTGGTGCGCGCGCGCTTGCCGATGGTGATGAGCGAGCGGCGCGCCGATGTACATCGGCACGACCTGCGCAGGCAGCCCCACGCGCGTCAGGTTCACTGGGTTGCGCGTCAGGATGTTCGCCGCCGTCGCGATCTGGTGCGCTGCGGTGTTGCCGGCTTTCGCTTGCTGCGCGACGTTGGCGAGGGTGTTGCGCGCCTGGGTGGCTGAGTGCACAGCGGCTACCAGGTGCGCGGGCGCCTTGATGCCCGGAGGCAACGCCTTGATCTGAGCTGCGGCAGCCACGCCTTTCTGCACGTTGGACACGAGTCCCGTCGCGGCCCCGGCGGCCGCTCGAGCGGCGTCCTGGATCGACTTGGCCTGCCCGATCGCCGCGCCGATCTGCACGGCTTTCTGCGCCTCTGGCGGCAGCTGTTTCAGCGCGGCGTCGATGACCACCTGCGAGACCTTCTCGCCTTTCGCGAGTCGCTTCGCCGCGTCGAGGCCCTGCAGCATCGCCGCCTTTGCCTGAGGCGATAGCCCTGGCAGCGCGTTGATTGCGATCGTCGTGATCTGCTTGCCTTGCATCACGTCGCTTGCGACGCTGAACGCCGCTTGCGCGAGCGGACCGCCCGGGATCGCGCCCTTCACGCCAGCCAGGAGCGCATCGCTGATGCTCTGACCGGCGGCGAGCGCCATCGACGCGCCGATCGCTCCGCTCAAGCCCTGCCCTACCCCCGGCACGAACGAGAGCACCGTTTGCGCGTACGGTGCGATCGCCTTCACGTTGGCGAGGGCAGACTTCAAACTTCCGAGCGCTACCCGATCGATGCGACCGCCGGCGGCGAGTTGGTTGACCGTGTTCGCGGGCAACAGCATCAGGTTCCCCGCGGCATTTGCGAGCGGACCGATCACCGGGATTTTGCCGAGCGCGCTCACCGCGTGCTGCGCGTAATTGGTCGCGACCTTCGCGACCTTCGCTGCCGCCTTCGTCACTGCAGTCACCCCCGTGGCTTTCGCTACGCTGCTCACGCCCTTGGCGACGCCCTTTGCAGCACTCGACACCGCGTGGGCGATCGAGCTGAAGAGACCGCCAACTGTCAGCGGCTCGCCGACGGCCATGGGCAACGGACAACCGACGGCCGCGAACTCACCCGCGAACTCTTTCCAGACGCGATTGAGCGGCACGAAGACCTCTTGCTGCATGGTCTGCCCGCTCGCAGTCTGCACCTTGACCTTGAGGACGACGCCGTTTTCGCGCCAGTCCCAACCGAGTCCGCGCAAAGTGTTCATCGACATCTTAGGCCTCCTGCAGGTGAATCAGACTCGTGATCGGCTTCTCGGGCGTTCCCCAGCCCTGGCCCTTTTCGCGCTCTGCCGCGGCCAAGAGCTGCGACTTGCGAGGCTCGCTCGCGGTTGCGGCTTTCGCGCGGAGCGCCGCGCGGTAGTCCTCGAGCCAGTGCCCCTCAGGGTAGGAAGCGTTCGGCCAAGCTCGGATGATTGGGAGCATTCCGGTTTCGTCGGCCAGTTTCAGCGCCGTGCCGGTGCCGAACTTGCCATCAGCGACGAGACCTCTGTTCTTCTGCCACGACACCAACGTGGGCTCTGGGATGCGTCGCCATTTCGGTGACTGCTCTTGCGCGAGCATCGCCGAGATGGTCGTCAACGTGTCGGCCGCGATGTTCGTCGGCTGCGACGGGTTGCCCGGCTCTGCGACGATCGGCGGTACCGCGACGGGCGGCTCTGGCACCGAGGCGCCAGGCGTCGGCGCCGTGGGCACCCCATTCGGAGCAACCACCGGAGGCAGCTGCGTTGCCGGCGGCAGCGTTCCAGGTGGAACTTGCAACGGCGGTACCGGCGAGCCAGCCGCCGGCGTGAATACGCCCGTCGCTGGGTTGAACGTGCCAACGATCGTGCCGTTCGGACCGAACACGTTGCCCGTGGCAGGGTTGAAGGTGCCGATCCCCGGCAGCGTGATCGTGTTGCCGTTCGGGTCCGGAGTCACGCCAGGCAGAGGCACCGAGCCAGGCCCCACCCCGGTACCGGGATTGAACGAGCCGCCACCAGGCAGCGGGATCGGTTGCGTTACTGGCGGGGCGACCCCCGGAGGCGGCGAGCTCGCGCTCGGGCCGTCGTCGGTGTCGCCTGGCGATGGCAACGGCGGCACCATCACGACGCCGCCCGAGGGCGGCACCGGCACACTGCCCGGTTGCGGCGACGGCAGCG